TCCATAACTTCATCAATCAAACTTAAATCCATATATTTGTTTGCTTTCTTGGTTTCCTTTTTATCTTCAGGGTCATTATCCGACCCATATCGCAAAGGGGCGCTATATCCCCCTATGCCGGCTGTTGATATCTCTGACATGGATTCTAATCCAAGTATATCTAATATAACATTAACATTTTCTCCACCCACAAAGTCTTCCAACATTTTACGAGCTACATCGCTCTTAGCGGCTTCTACTAATACAAATCTAAGATCGCTAGCGTGGAATTGTCCGGGCGGTTTGCCGGCCTTAACACTTGGCATATTATTGTATAAATCAGAACCTTTTTCTTTCTCAGCCATTAATAATTTTTTGTATTCTGATGAATGTTCCGATGGTATGACCGCTGTGCCTTCAGGTGACAATAGCTCAACACCTTGTTTAATATATTGTTCCGCTCCGGCCCATCTTTTCCAGTCGCAATCTTTAGAACTACAACCAAGAAAAACACTATCACCTACATTTAGAGGTCCTTCGTCACCAACATATTCATATGCAGCGTTAATTGGGGAAGCGTGGTTCTTTGAAACTCTTACTTCTACATTTGGTAAGTCTCTAACTAATATATTCCATATTTTAAGAGAATCTTCAGCGGTAATCTCTCGTCCGTTTGGTAAAGTTCTTCCTTGTTTGGTAGGTTTTGATATAATTACTATAACTTCATCTGCCATATTGGCATACTTTCGGACCATATCTAAATGCCCCTTATGAGGTGGCTTGAATGCGCCCGGAACAACGGCTACTTTTTTAGGGTAATCGGCGTCGACGACCGGATCATCATCTTCATCATCTATATCAAATTCATCTTCTTGTTCCTTAATATCGCCGGTAAATTTATCGCCTTTGTCAATAGCAAAGTTAGCTCTACTAAATTCTAAGCGGTCTACAAACTTGATACCATTTCCTTTATGATCAACTGCTACGTAGCCCTCTGGATTACTAGCAACCAAATCTCCAGAACCATCATCAACAAAATGTTTTGTATTGTAAACTGCATTATTGTATTTTTGAATAAATATGTTTTTTGCTTCAAACAATAATCGACTCACTTTAAAGATATTAAGAATATCGTCTTTTCTTTCATTAAAAGATTGTAAAGTTTGTTGAGCATTTTGAGTTGCTCTTTGCTTACCTTTGTCACTTTTTAATTTATTTATTTTCTTTTGAACTCTTTCAGAATACCAATTTATAAATCCTTCATATGATTTGTCAGGATTTTCCAAAAATCCACCAGACTTGATTTCACTATTAATGTAAATATTTAAAAAAGCAAATGGTAAATCATCATAATTAATTTGTTCGTTCACTGAGTCAGCCTCTTTGACTAACCTAATAATCTCAGATTCTTCTTCATCAGTTAAAGTAACTACACCTGTGTCATCTGTAAAAAAAGCATCATCAAACCAAACACCCGGTGCTTTACGAAGACCTGATATATCAGCCCCAAAACTAGCACCACTATCTAAGCTATTATACGTTGTGTGAAAAACAATTCCAAATTTTGCTTGTTCTATTTGTTTTCCAAGTTCAGAATTTACCGGTACCGCATAAACAATAGTATTTGGTTTAAATTTATAATGAGGTTCACCGTCAATCTCAGTGGTGCTAATCATACCATCATCAAACATAAAATCACCTTGGAGGATATTTTTGATGTTTAGTGCGGGTAAATATTGCAATGCTTTGGTGAGTTTATCAACAAGACCCGGTGCATGCCCATGATTCTTTACAATATCTTCTTTTGTATAATTAATTTTTGGAACTTTATTAAATATGGATTTGGTGCCAACAAAGAATTTACCGTTGTCCGGATTAATACCAGCAAAGATAGCCGGCGCTCCGTCCCATTTGACGGACGTTTGAATCTTAGAGCCGGTATTACCCTTAAGAGTTTTTAAAAGCTCCAGAAGGAAGGCTCTGGCCATTTTATAGCCATCTGGGCCCTGAGTAAGGACCAACTCTTCCAAATGAGTAAGGTGAGTGTTAGCTTTAGCCATTATTGTTCCTCAGTATTAGATTCTTCGATAATTGTTAATTTCTCTTGAAGAACACCAATGTCATTTTGCATTTTGCGTGCAAATCTCTTAACTTCGCGTAAATGTTGTCTAGCTAACTGCATTCTACGTTTTTCAGTTAGTGTTCTGGGTTTTAGATTGGAAATAATTTCTTGGAGACCCTGAATATAGGTAAAGATAGATTTTTCATCTACGCTCTCTGTTAAGAAATCTTTCCACGCTTTGTCTAATGACATTGATTGTTCCTCTTTTGAATATAATAATAAAAGTTTGTATATAAACTTGTTTCTGCTTTTTTTAAGTGCAACTTTTATACTTGCGAGTCATATTATTAACCTCGTAAGTGTTTGCGAAGAACAGCAGCAATTGCTTCCTTCAACTCTTGTTGGGAGTCAGATTCTTCCATTTTGTCATCATCATCGTGGTCTTCACCTTCTTCCATTTTATCATTGTCATCACAGCCTGCGGCTTCTTCCACTTTGTCCTCATCATGTTTTTCGCCTTCATCAACTTTCTCTTCCTCGTCCGAAGCACTAGCTTGAGCTAATTCTTCCACGGGCTCTTCGGTGGATTCCTCAACGGCTTCCTCAGTGCTTTCTTCAACAGCTTCTTCGGTAACTTCTTCTTCACTCTCTGCTTGTAATTCGCCTTTTCCATCAAATTCTTCAAACTCCTGTAATGTATTAAATTTAAATCCCCATGCTTCTGCAAGTATAGTTCTCAATTCTTCATTTTTCCAATCTTTTGTAGACATCTTTAAATCTCCTTTTTGTAGATGTTCGTAGTAAATAGTGTTTTCTTTCTTTAACATATCCTCAAAATCTCTTAAACACATACTTCCATCACGATTTGCTTTTTTTTCCATATCTCTTAAATGTGGATTTTCCTGTGCGTAACCCGGGCTAGCGTCATAATCATTATCGAATTCTCCATCACAATTTTGTTTATGATGAACTAATTCATGACCCAAGGAACGAAGTATATCTTTTGTATGCCTATTAGACACATATAACGTTACTGCTTTCTGATTCGGATCATAAAAAGCAGTTTTTCCTAGAGGATTTTTTGCATTCTCAATGTCTGTTTTCAAAAACAATCTTGGAGGTTTATCAAACCCAATTTGTTTTTGTGCAAAGGGCATAAATTTACGAATTAAATCTTTGAGAATATCATGCATAACTAAACCAGTATAAGTTAATTAGTTAGTAATTAAAGGTTTTTTCTATTTCCAATCACTGGTTTTAAATAGATAGTAAACAATTCAATTAACTTATTATCACTTGAATTAAACGGTTTAATTGTTGATATCGAAACTACCCTGTCAGCAACCACTTTATTATCGATTGAAACTAAAATGCCAAAATTTGATACCCATTCTTCTGATTCAGTATCCCATTTCGACCACTCAACAATATCACCTATCTCAAAATCTTCTGCTATCCCGGAACCAAACGGTCCTTTTTCATCCATTATAATAAACCATCCAAGAACAAATACCTTTCTCTAAATATGTTTGACATTTATTTAAAGCTTTATTATAATCTTTTATTGGTCTACTGATTTTTATAGTATCATCTTCGATCCATTTTACTAAAACAGATCTACTAGTAACAGAACGATCACCGTCAAAACGGTAATATTTTCTTTTTTGTTTGCCCACACCTTATATAGATAAAAGATTATATATGTGTCTCTGTGTTTTTGAAATTAGAACAATAAATTAGTGACAATAATGTGACAACGGTAAATTCAAATCCAATAAATGTATAAACCATCAACGACGAAAGCAGAAATAAGAGGCTTTTCCAAAATTTATTAAACGAGAACAACATTAATTAAAATTCACCTTGTATACAATATCAGTATTAATTTCTACTATTTTACCACAGGTTGTGTAAACTAATAAACGATTTCCATTATCATATTCACCTAAAACATAAATAATTTGATTTTTATATATTTTTACAAATGATTTTGTAGAAGGTTGAAAGCAAAACATATAACCTTTACCTTCTATACCATATTCAGGTACCAATTCTACTTTTTCGTCGACTTCTCCGGAGAGTTGTTTTATTATTTGTTTTATTAAAGCTTTTTGTCTTTCAATTTCCGACATTCTAAAACATCTTTGACCAAGCCATGGCAAGCCCCATCATTGTTTGAACAGCCATAAAAATTGCTATGGCTTTAGTTTTAAATGTTTTCAATTCTTCTATATCGTCAAAAGCAGACTTTAATTGTGGTGGTGAAGCAATGTCATCCATTTTCTCTTTCCACACTTTTAGGTCTTGAACTCGATCTTCTTTAGCCTTCAATTCAGTTAATTGACCTTTTACATCTTGAAGTTCCAATCTTAATGACTCGATTCCATTAGCCATTGTTTCTAATTGTTGCAATACTAATTTGGAATATGTGTCCCATCCATTTTCACTCATAATCAAACCTCCACTGTTTTAATTATCATATATATCAGTGTTTTTTCTTTCTTTAATTATACTAGATGCATTTAATGCGTCTTTTGGATCAACCTTTTTAAAAACTATTGAATTTGTTTCAGGTTCAAAATACATACCAATTATATCATTCTTGTTAACTGCTGATATTTCCTCTTCGGTGAGTCTTAAGAAGCCATCATTTTTTTTAACTATCGCAGCAAGTATAGAGAATAAATACTCCGGGTCTTTCATATATTTACTCATTTAAATTTTCTCCCAAATTGGATAAGCTGTTGTATCTCCAGAAATAGCACCAAAGGTTCCGTTATTACCGTTGCCGGAAGTGTCTTTAATTGTAATCCCGCTTCCTTCATTAAATCTCCAATATCCCACAAGATCATCACCACCTGCTTAGTTATACCTAATTCCATTGTTGTATACTTGATTAGCAAAGGAACCATCAGAATCCTTACAAACATTATAAATAGCTACATTAGTAAGAGCACAAGCAAAGCCTTGAGTATATGAATCATCGGTGTTACGACCTCCAAAATATATTGTCCTAGCTGCAGCTTGGTTGGCCCAACGAGTATTGGTATTGCTAGTCATTCTTGGATCATTATTTATCCACATTCTAACTTTCCTTTCGCCTGCTCCTTTATCATCGCCAGTATATGTTATCACCCAATTATACCATTTACCTATTTCCATTGGATTGTTTATTCCAGTAACATTAGTGCCTCCAATACCCACGTTTATATTTCCATTTGAGTGAATACCGAATTTAAATCGTGACTGCGGTGAATTGTTCTTAGAACCTAATATAACCGAGGTTTGATTCATTCTTTCGTCTGGCCGGACCCAAAAAGAAATAGTAAACCCATTCCAAAGTTCGTAAGTATCAGGATTGAAAGTAGTTGTTGCATATGAGTCTGTAGCGCCGGCCCTATCGCCGGAGAATACTAAAGCATATTTGGGGATGACTTTCCTCGATTTCCCACGCGTCGGCTTCCGCCGAGCCGCCAATAGATTATCGCGCTTAAACATTTCTTCCGCGCGATCAAAGTCTAAATCAGCCAGCCTTTGGTTAAGAGGATCGGCTAGCCAACTATCCCAATCTAGATTTTGAAGAGAGGGTTCGCGATTTTGGATTATAATTCTTATTTCTTCAAGTTTATCATCCTTTTGACGTTGATTCTTTATTTGGGTCATCAAGGTCTCAAACTGTTTATCCCATTTTTGTTCTGCTGTTTTTTGTTTTCTTTGTATGTGTTTCTGGCGAAGGCGATCATTTTCGCGTTGTTCCGTAAGAAGTCTTTTCTGCGCTGTGATTTCTTCTTGTTCGCGAAGTTCAGCTTCTATTTCAGCAACACGCTGGGCCTCTTTCTCAGCCTCCAATTTGGCTTCTTTGGCCCACTTCCTTTCCAGTTGCTTTTGTTTGCGCCTCATGTAATCTATGGTTATCATTTATACGTTTTCCCAAATATTTCTCTGCCGACAACGCCGTAGTCACCAACGCCGTATTGAACTAAATAATCCCCTGCTTCCCCTTGCAATAAATCATCCGACCATGATACTTTAACTTGAAAAGGTTCAGCCATTTCTTTAGCAAAAACAGGAATGTTTTTCTTTGCGGCTGTTCCGTCGCCTAAATCATCATAAGTCTCTGTAAATTTCTCTGCGGGGATCGGCCATTGTTCACCTTCAGTGCCGGTCATGATCGCATCGCCGGCTTTGGCGCCAACAGGACCTTCCTTGGTGTCAATAGTTTCATCAGCTTCGGCATATCTAAATTCTAACGGAATAGGTTTCTTTGCGGTCTGGAAACCGTCTTGTGATAAGTCGGGGTTATCATCTAATCCGATTGTCTCTGTTATATACTTTCGCCAGTTTTCAAGTAGTAGTTTCATTATTTTATTTTATACATTACATTAATATTCTCAAAGGCGCCTCCACCACTGAGTTGTATTGTGTATTCTCCGTCTGCTTGATCCATTATAGATACTGTTAAGTTACCGTCGGCATTATTGGCTGGAACACCCGAACCGATTCCTTTGTCTAAAACTTCAACATTCTTATTAGCCAACAAATCTTGTAGACTGTTTAATAAAGAATTGCCAAAACCTTCTGGACTTAAATCAGCACTTGGTAATGCATCACTATTCAGGTTGATTTTTGAACCCTCCGGAATCGAATCCTTTATCTTATCAAAAACGCCCGGTGCAACCTTCGTGCCGATATCCGCGGATGCGTCCTCATCAGGCGCTTCGGCTTGATTTTCAGCTGCAGCAGCAGCAAACATATCACCCCATTCATCTGCCATGGCAGGATTGGGAGCGACTGCACCGGTGGCGGTGGTAATTAACATGCCAGCAGTTATCATCTTCTTAACCCAACTTGGCATGCCCTCTTGGATCTGCTCTTCGGTAAGTTGTATATTGTTTTCTTCTATATAATGTAGAATTACTGTTCTGGCTTTTTCTTCGTTTAGAAATTTGTTCCAGTTCTCAAATATAAGATTCATTTTGAACTCCAAACAATTCATTATATTCTTCAATATCTAATTCTTTAACTTTTACATCTTTACCAGTTTTTACAGCGTTTGCGAAACGATGGTTTCCGTCCATAATATACTGATACTCTCCACCTTTAACTACGACAATTAATGGGTGCTTAGGGTTAGCCGCCCTTACTCTAACTGGATCTAGTGTATCAACGATTGGTTTGTTTTTTAGTTTTAATTGCAGCTCGTCGGTTGTATACGGTATACAATCTTTGCCCTCACCACAACTTTTCCCCGTGATCTTAAAAACATCATCAATATGAAGATTATCCCAAGTTGTATTTAATCCGTGGGCTTCATTTATATACTCTCGCCAATTTTCAAGTAGAAGTTTCATTTTATTGGACCGCCTCCAATCCAAGCATCACACACTCTTGCGCCGGCACACTTAAACCAGAAAAACTCGCAGAATCCTACATCGGCATTCTCTACAATAGTTTTACCTTCTTCTCCGATACCTTTCTCAATCTTTGCTAAGGTGCTTTTCTTTTGATCAAAAGCTCCACAATTAGCGCATCTGGATGATTTTGCAGCTTCAACTGTTGTGTCCCACATTTCTGCTTTATCTTCCCAAAACTCTTCGGAACCTTTTTCATCATCTGGGTTTAAAGGACCATAACGATATTCTTTGATAGTATGGTTCCTGTTCAATGTATTGAGTTCCAGATCAGTTAAAGCATCTTCGGGTTTAACTTTTTTACCTTCAATTTCTTTTTCTTTTTTCAAAGCAGCAGGTGTATTATTATCACCCCAGTCAACAAGCTTGCTGCCTTCAGTAATAAATTTACGCCAGCTTTCAAATAATAGTTTCATGATCTTAAATAGTCCTTCCAAGAACTAACAATCGATTCGTTTGTTTGCATATGTGATGGTTGACGAGAATTAACAAACTGAGCCAACACTCTGTTAAACACCACGTTAAGGTTGTCTTCATCGTCCATCTCGCCTTCTACAAGCTCTACAAACAACCCGGCCATAATATCGGGCTCATCGGCGTTAATCGAGAATATAGCGGTATATTTAGCCTCTCCAGCGTGTTCCACTGTTGTGGCGTTCATTTGTAAGTAATATTGAGTGTTCTGCTCTTTTCTTGGTGCATCTAAGAGTTGTTTTCTCAGCTCAATCTTAAAGTCGCGAGAATCAAGAATCTGCATAAGCACTTCCATACCTAATCCTAAATCTTCTGGATCGTAATAGTGAGAATATCTTGCGGTAGACTCGTATGAGTCATAGTAATCTCCGTCAGATTCAAGATCCCATTCATAAGAAGTAAGAACACCATCTTCAATCGCTACGGCTAAGTTGGCATATTCTCCGCCTTCCATTTGTCCTTCACGTTTAAAGTAACCAGTGAGGATTTCTTCAAAAGCATCTCTTCTATCATCAATCACAGAATCAACTTTTTGAAGCGCTTCTTGATATTCTTCAGGCATAGCCATATATGAGCCACCATAAATCTCTGGATGTTCAAAATTAACTTTCATAGTTAGGTGTATTTCTTCGCGAACACGACGAATAACAGGTGTATAACTATTAGAATCCTCGAATATATCACCGTATATGGAGATCAACTCATCAACAGAACCCCAAACAACTTCTTCTTGGTTACCGGGCAATCTTTTCCATTCATCAACCGGCCACTTTGCAATAAATGCTGCAAAAGGCTTAATATACGCCCCATCGGCGCCATCATCACCAACTTCGTAGTCTGTATATGTTTGAGCCATTCTGTTGTTATAATCATTCATTATTTGTTCGCATTGCCCATTGTATTGTGCAATAACATCACCAATTAAGTCTGCGTCAAGGGTATCTTCAGTATCTGTGTTTTGTTTCATATTACCGGTAACGCGTTGATCTACTAACTTTCTCATTAGTTCTGCACGACCCGATGCATTAGCGGTGTCCTCATAGGAGCCACCAAAGATCATAAATCTATTTAAATTAATCTTGCCATCTTCTTTCGGCATATTTTGGATGACTTCTTCTTGGTTTGATCTCGCCCAATCAGTGACTTGATTGGCTAAGCCGGGGATATCAGCACCATATACTCTTTTCTCTGGCATTCCAACATCTTGTCCGTCATCAAATCGTTTTGGTTCATCTGTGTCGTAATATCTGACATGTCGGATACGTGTGCGCGAAATTGGTTCAATATCACCGCTAAATGGGCGTTTATCGTCAGCAAATATCTCACCTTCTTGAATTTCTTGCTCTGCACTGTCTATATTGCCCGTATTAGTGGCTGAGAGCAGTTCTTCTGTCTCTACCACATAGGCAACCGCCCCATGCCCTTGAGCCTCGGCTACAGCGCATTTATAGTAGGATTGATAGGCATTTGCACGGCTAGCTGGAGAGTGACAAGAGGTAATCTCGTCAAAATCGCTCATTCTGAGCACATCTATCGGATGTCGAGTGATAATAATGGAAAATTTGTCATTATCGATGTTATTTATCTCTTTTTTGATGTATCCGGCGTTCTTTTTCCAATATTCGCCGTATTCAGTGGCTAAATCGGTTAAATCGTAACCTGCAGGGCCCGCAACGCCCGGATTTACGACATATAAGTAAATTTGAGTGTTAATTCTCTGAAAATTCTCATATTCTTTCTCATCGAGTGCTGCTTTGAGCATTTTTCCGGTATCTCGGTTTGGTGTATCGATACCCCTGCCATCTCCTA